CTTACATGACTATTTAACACTGATGCAAAACCGTCAATTTTTCTATTTTTTGATTGTTTCGTAGGCATCCAATTATTATTTCTATCTTGTACTAGTTTTACATTTGATAAATACCATCTAAAAATTTTTTGCTGATTATAAATAACTTTGCCATCTAAAAATCGTTCTTTTAAGTCTTTCATTGGTCCACCAAGAGTAGTGAATCCTTGAATAGCTTCTTCCATGACAAATCCAAAATCAATCATTTGTTGATTTAAAATCAGACTATTTCTTCGATCATATCTAACTTTCAACACTTTATATTTTTTTGATTGCTCCACAAACCAGTCAAAAACAAACTGATAATCAACATAACTTCCTGGTGTCACAGTTAAATCACCTGATTTTATCCAAGCATCCAACCGTTGTTTATTATTGTCGTTGTTATATCTTTCTTGCGAAATCCAACTATGTTCTAAAACTGCTATTTCTCCAGTTTCATAAATGGGAAATTCCAAATTAGCCGATGTAAAGTCTTGTGTTTCTGATAAGTCATATCCTCCAACACATTCTTCACCTTCCATCGTTTTCCAATCAATTATTTTGTTATTCTTATTAATTGTTTGCATATCTAAAAACGATAATTCGTCTATGTCAGAAAATAAATTAAACTGTTTTGTGAGCCAGTCAGCTTTCTCTTGAGGACTGTTACGTTCTGTTTTCCAGTCGGTTACTAAATCAACAAATGACATTAAGCCAATGTTAGGATTTGCTTTAATCCAGTTTCTTGGATCATCCGCTTCTGAAACATCGTCTAGTTTTGCTACAAAATAAAAAACCCGTTCATCCAGACCATCTTCAAGATGTTCTAAACAATCGAGTGCATTATCATAATATTGCATAAGTGGTCCATCAAGAACATAACCTGCTGTAGTTATATAAACTATTAGTGGTTGTCTTCGCGTACCGCGAGATTTTTTTATTACATTAATCAATTTGAAATTTATAAATTCATGGATTTCATCGAAAATCGCAAAATGAGTATTTAATCCATCGAGTTTTTTACTATCCGATGCTCGGGCCTCCATCTTAGAAAAAGTTGCTTCGTCTTTAATTAATGATCTTTGTGGCTTATACTTTTTGTCTAATCTAGGAGATTGCTTTACCATTTCCTTTGTTTTATCAAATAAAATTGATGCTTGATCTTTCGCATTGGCCAAAACATAGACATTAGCACCTTGCTCGTTATCATATCCCAACATATAAGCTGATAATCCGCTGATAAGTGACGTTTTACCATTTTTTCGTCCTACAAATGTCAAAGCTTCACGAAAACGTCGGATTCCTGTGTCTTTATGAATCCATCCAAACATTGAACCAATGATAAAATGTTGCCATGGTTGCAAAATAAATCGGTCAAAGTCGCCTTCAGTCGGACGGCAATTATCTTCAATAAAACGAATAGGACGATGCCCTACTTCTTCATCAAAAATCCACGGAAATTCTTCGGTTCCTTGTCGTTCTAAATCTAATATATGCCTTTTAGCAGCAAGAATATTTTCTTTACTTGCTGGTATAGATTCATCGATCAAACGTTCAGCATACCAAGTAGTCAATAATTCTGGATAGGGTTCTAATAATATCCCGCCCCAAGAAGCTTGTTCCTCCTTGTAGTTTTCCCACCATTTTTCTAACTCAGAATAAGATAAAGAAGTCAATTCCATTCTGAATCATCTTCTTCATCTTGAGATAGTTTTATAGCTAATTTTGCTCTAGAAGCTGGAGAAAGTCCTAAATCTCCACCAAAAACACGTAAATTTTTGGAACATGTATCCATTTGTTTTGATAATGGATTCCCATACATCTCTGGTGGTTCATTGAATTCTTTACCACTTGCTTCAGCAAGCTCTTTATTTCGTTTGTATTCTTTTTTGTACTCTCTTTGCATTTTTCTATATTGCTTTCTTAATTCTACATATTGAGAGTACCAATCACTATACATAGCCATTAAGTATACATCTGGATTCATCACTAATTCGACTGATAGTAATTCATTTTTAATAAAATCAAACACTTCTTTTCCCTGCTTATCTAGCCACGAAGGAGCCCTGATTTCATCTGTATTCATTTTTAATTTTTCTTCAACTTCTGCTCGCTTTTTCAATTCTTTTGTATTTCTTTTGTTTGGATTTTTTTGGAGCAATTGTAATCTTGCACTTTTAGCTGGTCTTGGCATAATTTCACCTTCTTTCATTATTTTCTAATCGTCTAAAAAAATCGAAAAGCGGTATTTGTGTAAAGGAAGGGGCGCACCGGTCAAAAATGGCTCTTCCAGCTACTTTTGCTTAATGGGGGGACTACTCCACTTCGGTATAATCAATACTCAATTTCAATTCGTTTGTTCTTAATACATCTAGCTCAGGTAAATTTAAAGATTTATCGAAATATCCTTCCTCTAAAATGATGATTCCTTTACTTACTTGATTTTTAAACTCTTCCAATTGATTTATTACTTTTTCTAACCATTCCGTTTGTGACATCTTGTTAGCTTTAATTGGTGCGTTACTGCTATTCTCTTGTGGCATAGAACTTCACTACCTTTCTCTTGGTCTTAACTTTCTTTTCTCCTCCTGATTTCTCAGGGTGTTCTTTGTTATGGCAGGCAAGGCAAACAAGCTCTAGGTTATTAATGTCCCAGAACTTAGTTATGTCTTCTCTTGCTTCGATTATGTGATGGACAACTACTCCTTTTTTTACTACTCCTCGACGTTTACACTCTTGACATACACCAAAGTCCCTTGTTATAACTAGTTCTCTAAGCTTCCTCCACTCGTTCGTCTTATAGAGTTTGTCTATCTCGTCTCTAGGTCTAGCTTCTTTCATTTAAGTTTCTCTCTCATGTTCTATCGTTCTTTTATCTAGATATTTTGTATTCGGACTATCATAATACTCAATATGTATTTTATTCTGTCCATTTGTATCATAACTTCTTGTATGCCAATGATATGAAATATCCACTAATCCTCTTGGTAGTTTATCCAATCGTTGTCCTTTATAATAAATCTCTGGTACTGAGTCAGTATCTTTTAATTTAATCTCTAATAGATTGGCATCATCTTTTACTTCGAACAATTCAATTTCGCTTCTATCGCTTTGAACAAATAGATTTTTAAACATCCCCATGACTATTCTCCTTGCTATATTTCTCTATATAAACATTCACTAAGGCTTCTTGTACCTTAAATATTCCTTCAATACTAAGATTATTTACACTCAAGCCTAATTTTTCCTTTATAAACTTAGCATTGTGGTCTGCTTTAATTGTTTGTTCAGCAATAAAATAATTAAGAGCTGCTACTTCATCCATCTTTAATCCAACTAAACTAATGATGTTAATGAATAAGGTAGCTAGTTCATCCATATCTTTCTCTGCTCTTATCTTCTCAATCAACTTGGTGTAATCATAGTTATCATTCATTTGATGTACCTCTCAATGTTTTGTTGAATATATTCGTCTTTCCAATACCCACGCCCACAGTAACGAAGGTTATATTTGTCGATTTCTTTTGGTGTCGCTTCTCGTGCCATTTCAATGATTGAGTACTTCTTTTTTATTTGGACTGACTGGACCACTCTAATTGGATCATTATCATTTGGCTGTGGATACCTATTAGAAAGTGATACGTACCAGTAGTTTCTCATTAATTATTTACCTCCTCGATCATCTTCTCTTCAGCAAAAAAATGGATAGAAATAAAAGTATAATATATAATTAAATTTAAATTAAAAAAATTATAGAAGGTGAAGCTATGAATGAATTTAAAATGATAAAAAATACACTTATTTCGATAAAACAGCGTACATCATTGATAAACAACATTCCTAACGAAACCGATCTAAACGACATTATAAAACAGTTTAATGTTCGACTTATAGATAAAGAATGCAATAAAATAATTTCGATTGAGGTAGCTAATTATTTAAAATTAGAAAATAGGATATTAAATAAATATAATAAACAGATTGCTGAAGAACTTCACATCAAACTAGAAGGTCTTCATAATGTAAATTCTGATACTTCAGAAGCTGATGCATATTATATCTATCTTTAATCGATGTACTATAAATATAACTTCCGTCT